TTGTTGGGGATTTTCCCGAAAATGGAAAAATTGTGCATTATGAGGAGTAATTGTGGATAGACCGGTCATATCCGGAGAGTTAGTGAGAGTTCGGGACTACTCGAATTTAGGAGGTGTGACAGAACCCCGAATACACACTCCGCTCAATGATTTACCTTCTCGCGGCAATGAATTTATTGATTTTTGCGATCGCATAGGCCACCCGCTACTGCCCTGGCAACAATGGTTGGCTCATCACAGCCTGAAAGTCAATCCTGACGGCACCTGGAAACACCCGATAGTTGGCCTAATAGTTGCCCGACAAAACGGCAAATCAACCTATATGGCATTACAAATTTTGTGGAGAATTTATGGATTAGGCGAGAAACTACAAGTCCATACCGCCCACAAATTAACTACTTCATCAGAAATCTTTTATAAGGTTAATGAAATTATTGAGCAGACTCCTGAGTTAGAAAAGGATTTTGTTAAGAAGTTAGAGAGCAAGGGATTTCAAGAGCTTAAATTCACTGAAGGCAGGCGTTACATAGTCCGAGCAAATAACTCGGCAGGTCGAGGCATAGCCGCCCCATCAACCATTCACCTCGATGAAGCTCGCGAATACCGCGAGGAGGAAGTCTGGTCAGCACTGCGCTATACCCAAATGGCCAGCCCTAATCCACAGGCTTGGATTTATTCCAATATGGGTGACAAGTCATCTATCATTCTAAATAAATTACGAGATCGCGCAATAGCCGCCACAATGGGTGTCAAGGATGACATTGGGTGGTTTGAATGGTCAGCTGATCCGTCAATTAAATTTGATAACAGCCCTGAGTTTTGGTTAGGCGTTGCCCAAGCTAACCCGTCATTGGGCTACACAATTAATCAGCGAAATATCGAGGCGGTTTTATCAGACCCTGAAGATATAGTCCGCACAGAGGTTTTATGTATCCAAGTAGATACCATCAATCCGGTAGTGAATCCATCACTTTGGGAACAGTGCAAGGATTCATCCGTCAAACTGGATGCGAAGGCAGACACTTGGTTGGCAGTTGATCTCTCTCCTGATCGTAGGGCCGGTGCTCTGGTTGCAGGGCAACGTTTGGAGGGAGATCGCTTCCAAGTTCAGTTATTGCAAACCTGGAGTAACTCAGTCAATCTCGATGATAAGTCAATAGCCAATGACATAGCCGATTGGGTTAGAAAATATCCCGTCCAATTAGTTGCTTATTCAGCTCGCACAGCTTCAGCCGTTGCTGCTCGATTGAAACCAGCTGGAATTGGCGTTGAAGCCGTAGATGGTCAGGATTACGCCCAAAGCTGCGATGAATTTCTCGGTGCTATCTCAAGCCAAAGGTTATTGCACTCCGGCCAACAAGAATTAACGACTCAATGCCTATCAGCCGTTAAATTACCTTATGGCGATGGTGGCTGGGTTATGGGTCGAAAGATAAGCAACGCCACCATTTGCGGAGCTATTGCCTCAGCTCTAGTTACCCACTTTGCGACCCGCCCTGAGACAGAGATTGACATTATTACTGTTTAAGTGATAAATGCCGTACAATAACCCGCAATGGGCGTTAAAGATTTTCTATTTCCAAAGGTCGAATCTGCTCGGCCTTCTACACCGCTTGATGTAACAGCGGCACTGACTCCGGTTCAAATATCGGATTCAGTGTATAACATACTAGGCGGTGCAACTAATACCACCCGCCAATTGGCAATGAGTGTCCCGTCAGTTGCTCGCGCTCGTAACATTATTTGCGGCACTATCGGATCATTACCTTTAACAACTTTCAATCGCATTACTGGTCAGTATGTAGATCCGCACCGCGTTATTAATCAACCAGACCCAAGAGTTGCTGGATTTGTTATTTACAATTGGTTAGCTGAAGATATTTGGCTATATGGTGTTGGTTATGGACAAGTTTTGGAAATGTATGCAACAAGCGATGGTGGTCGCGTTCGCGCTTGGACTCGCGTATCACCTGACCGCGTTACTGTTGATACAGATTTTAGAAATACCGAAATCACCGGTTACAAAGTTGATGGTTATGCAGTTCCACTAACTGGCGTTGGTTCATTGATTCGCTTTGATGGACCGGATGAAGGATTTTTACACCGAGCTGGTAAAACAGTTTCAGCCGCAGTGTATTTGGAAAACGCAGCTGTCAATTACGCAAAAGAACCAGCACCATCAATGGTTATCAAATCAACCGGCACAAATTTACCGGCTGAAAGAATTTCATCATTACTAACAGCCTGGAAAACTGCTCGTCAAACTCGTTCAACAGCTTTCTTAAACGCTGATGTCAATCTTGAGCAATTTGGCTTTGATCCAAAGTCATTACAGCTTGCAGAGGCTCGCCAATATGTTGCGCTTGAAATTGCCCGCGCAGCTGGTATCCCTGCTTACTTCTTGAGCGCCGAAACAACTTCAATGACATATTCAAACGCGGTTTCAGAGCGGCGCTCACTCGTTGATTTCTCACTTCGCCCAATTCTAAAGGCGATTGAGGAGCGCTTATCATTACCGGACTTTGTGCCAAATCCTGTAATGGTGCGTTTTGATTTGGATGATTTCCTACGCGGTAACGCATTGGAGCGCGCCCAAGTTTATGAAATTCTAAATCGAATTGGCGCAATGAGTGTTGAGCAAATTCAACGCGAGGAGGATTTAATCCCTAATGAAAATTAATATGCCAATGACTGTCACTGCGGCAGATACAGTCAAGCGCACAATTAGCGGCACTATTGTTACCTGGAATGAGCAGGGCAACACTTCCGTTGGTCCAACTGTTTTTGCAGCTGAATCAATTGAAATGAAGCCGGTCAAGCTCCTATTGGAGCACGACCGCACTCGCCCAATTGGTAAATTACTATCTCATCAAGTAACCAAAGATGGAATTGTGGCTACATTCAAAATCGCCAACACTATGGCCGGAGAAGACGCGCTAATTGAGGCCACAGAAGGTTTGCGCGATGGTTTTAGCGTTGGCGCACAAATTAACGAATGGACAAACAACAAAGGCGTTATGCAGATTACTTCAGCAACGCTCGATGAGGTTTCCTTAGTAACTGATCCTGCAATTGACTCAGCTCGCGTTAGCGAAGTAGCAGCATCAGAAAATGAAGCACCAAAAGAAGATTCTGAATCAGCAACCGCTGAAGCAGACCAACCAACCGAAGGAGAACAAGTGTCAGACACTACCGTTCCAGCTCCTGCCGAAGAAACGGTAGAAGCTGCTAAGGTGGAAGCCGCTGCGCCTCGTCCAGCGTTTTACACCGCTCCTCGCCTTGAGTTCACAAAGGCTAAATATCTCGAGAATAGCGTTCGCGCTAAACTCGGTGATGATGTTGCTCGTCAGTATGTTATGGCTGCTGATGACACCACTTCAAACAACGCTGGCTTGATTCCAACTCGCCAACTAACTGAAATCATCAACCCACTATCAAACGCAGACCGCCCAGCTGTTGATTCAGTTTCTCGCGGCGTTTTGCCTGATGCTGGAATGTCATTTGAGATTCCAAAGCTAACCGCTGTCCCAACAGTTGGAGAAGAAGCTGAAGCAGCTGCAATTGATGAAACAGGAATGACAAATGAGTTCCTATCAGTTTCAGTCAAGAAGTACGCTGGCGGTCAGACATTCTCTGTAGAATTGTTAGATCGTTCATCTCCTGCTTTCTTTGATGAGCTTGTTCGTCAAATGGAATTTGCATATGCAAAAGCAACTGATGTTGCTGTAATTGCTGGCCTTGTTGCTGGCGGTACAGATGGTGGAAACCGCACACTTGATGCAGCTGGATTCCTAGATTTCGTATCAGATGCTTCAGTATCTGTTTATAAGGGAACACTAGGCACAGCAACCAACATTCTTGTTTCTCCAGAACAATGGGGCAACATTATGAATCTCGCCGATGCCGGCCGTCCGATTTATCAGAATCTAATCGGTCCATCTAACCAGGGCGGAAACCTAGATGGTCAATCCGTTCGCGGAAATGTATTGGGTCTAAACCTTCGCGTTGCTCGTAACCTAGCAACCGCAGCTCCAACTGGAGACAACTCAATCATCATCATCAACCCAGATGCATACACCTGGTATGAGTCAAGCCGCTTCCGTTTGCAGACCAATGTGGCACTAAACGGCCAAATTGAGGTTGCTTACTACGGCTACGGCGCACTTGCAACAAAGGTTGCAGCCGGCGCATACAAGTGGATGGTTGCATAACCAAGCCTAAAGAGTTAGGCGGTCCGCTCCCGAGCCGCCTAACACCTCCGAAAGTAGAAAGGAAACGAGATGCCCACAATAGTTACAGCATCAGAGCTGCGTACCATTTTGGGTGTCTCGTCATCCTTATATTCAGATGCTTATCTCAATGACATTATTGATGCAACTGAATCAATTATTTTGCCAATGCTGGTCACTTACAAAGCACCAATCGCCGCCGCTGAGTTGTCAGACAATGTGGCTACAATCATCACTCAGGGAGAACACCCATTTTCTGTCGGACAATCTGTCGTAATCGCTGGCGTATCAGCTACATTTAACGGAACCAAAACAGTCACAGATGTTTCTGATGATCACTTAGAATTCTCTTATGCGCAAACTGCATCCGATGTAATCCAATTTAATGTCATCCCGGCTGGTAGTGCGACACTAACTGGCGCATCAACTTATGTGGGCAATGCTGCCGTTGAAGCGGCGGTGCTATCTGTCGCTGTTCAAATCTTTCAAAACCGCACCGCAGGTGGTGGAGCAATCGAGGGTGTTGATTTCGCAGTCACCCCGTTCAGAATGTCTCGCGGATTACTTAGTTCAGTTTCAGGGCTACTCGGGCCTTATTTAGATGTTGAAGCGATGGCTCAATAATGCCAGCCAACACAATTGCGGACACTCGCGCCGCTATCAAAACAGCAATCCAAGCTGTGACCGCAAATGTTTATGATTTTGTACCTGAAACGCCTGTGGTCCCTTTCGCCGCAGTCGTACCTGGGGCACCTTATATGGAGTTCGATTTAATCAGTCGTTCTCCATTTCGGTGTCAATTAAATTTTGTTATTTCAGTGGGAGTTGCGTATTTCTCAAACCCTGCATCATTGGGCAATCTTGAGGAGCTTACAAAAGCAATCGTTTCAGCAATCCCAACTGGTTATGAAGTTTCAGTAGTTGAGTCACCTGTTGTCAATACTGTTGGCAATTCAACGATCTTGACCGCTGATATCCGCTTGAGCACTCGCTACGAGCAAACCACCTAACAAGGAGAATCAATGCCAACAACAGTGATCACTGGCCGCGATGTCACCTTCACCCTAGATGCAGCCTCATACGATGCTCAGGTGACCTCCGCGGTACTATCCTGCGAAACCATTATCGAGACATACCAAACTCTCGATGGTCGCGCTTACAAGTCCACAGACAAGCAGTGGACCTTCACAATCGAACTATTGCAGGACTGGGGAGCAACCAGCTCTCTATTCGAGGCAATGTGGGCCGATGCTGAGACAGCGCCAAACACCACACTCGCTGTGTCATTCACAGCCGTATCAGGCGCAGTATTTGCTTTCAATGTACTGCCAATCTTCCCAAGCGCAGGTGGCGCAGCTCCTGGAGCTCTCACCGATACTTGGACAATGACAGTCGTTGGAACACCAACAGAAACATTTAGCTAAGAGGGAGATCGGGAGCAATGAAATTACCAATCACAATTGAATACAACTCAGGCGAGTCTGCAACCTATGTGGCGCAGCCGCCTGAGTGGGCTAAATGGGAAAAAGCAACTGGTCACACTTTGGCTAAAGCTGAATCAGTGATAGGCATTTGGGACCTAATGTTTTTGGCTTATAACGCTTACAAAAGAGAGCAGGCAGGCAAACCAGTTAAGTCTTTCGAGATTTGGATGGAAACTGTCGCAGATGTATCAACTGGAGCGTCCGACCCAAAAGCCATAAGCCAGGAAGCGTAAGTTACACACTAGTTGAGCTTGCGCTTCGCACTGGCGTTCCAATGCAATACTGGGATGACGCGGACGATATAACCACCGCAATAGAGATCTTGGAGCGAAATGACTTACGAGCAAGGGATGGCTTATGATCGAAAAGAGCTTGCTCAACTCATCCGCGCATTTAAGGCTATGGACGCTGAAGCTACAAAAGTTGCAGCTGAAACTGGTTACGAATTTTCTCAGTGGACTGCTAATGAAATTCGGCAGGCTGGGTATAGCCGATACATTAACCCAACCGCAGTTCGCCGAATTGTTGATGGCGGCTCAGTTTCAAAAACCTCAAAGGTCGGCCAAGTCTCGTACGGATTTGCTCGTCAGCGTTTTTCGGGCGGAGGGACAACTCGCAGCCTATGGCCTGCCTTCGAATTTGGATCAAAGAGATTTAAGCAGTTCCCTACATATTCGGGTCGCTTTGGTAGAGGTGGACGCGGCTGGTTCATATTCCCGACCCTTCGCGGACTTCAGCCTGAATTAGTGAGAAAATGGGAATTGAAATTTCAAGATATTTTGAAGGAGTGGGGTAAATAATGGCAGGAGATAGAACCCTTAAGCTCAGCCTGCTCGCTGACACAAAAAACCTCATTGATGGACTCAATAAAGGTAAGAAAGAGTCCGAAACTTTCGGGGACAAAATAGATGCTATCAATCGTAAAGTTGGTTTGGCTTTCGCCGCTATGGGTGCTGCCGCAACTGGAATGGCAATCAAATTTACAAAAGATGCCATTGGTGCTGCCTCTGATATGGAAGAGACAATATCCAAAATTGGTGTTGTCTTTGGTAACAGCGCAAGAGAAATTGAAAAGTTTGCCGCTACTGCTGCTAAAGATATTGGACAATCAAAACAACAAGCCCTGGACGCTGCCGCAACTTTCGCAATCTTTGGAAAGTCTGCTGGCCTCTCAGGTCAGGCATTGGTTAATTTCTCGACTGACTTTGTTAAATTAGCTTCAGACTTAGCTTCATTTAATAACACTACGCCTGAAGATGCAATTATGGCCATTGGTGCCGCGCTTCGAGGTGAAGCCGAGCCACTGCGCCGTTATGGAGTTTTGCTTGATGATGCGACACTCAAAGCCGCTGCAATGGAGATGGGGATCTATTCGGGATCAGGCGCATTAACCGCTCAACAAAAAGTCCTCGCAGCCCAAAAGGTTATCCTCGAACAAACTTCATTAGCTCAGGGCGATTTCGCTAGAACTTCAGATGGTCTAGCAAACTCACAAAGACAAATAGAAGCGGCAGTTAAAGACGCTCAAGCGCAATTAGGACAGGCGTTACTTCCAGTAATGCTGCAATTGGCTACCTTTACTGAGCAGACTTTGGTCCCTGCTTTGTCTGCGTTTATTGCTGGTTTGACTGGCAATGGTTCAATGACTGATGGTTTTAATCAATCTCAATTAGCCGCAGTCGAATGGGGCAAAAAAGCGCGAATGGTCTTTGATGCTTTGGTGGCTTTGAAAGAAGTAGCGGCGGCAGTTGCAATTACTTTGGCAAGCATTTGGGCAGTTAGTAAAGTCCAAGCGGCAGTGGTCGCAACGATTGGATTTGTCAATCTACTCATTAAGGCTTACAACGCTCTCAAGGCTTCAGCTATTGTTGCGGCTGTTGCGTCTCGTTTAGCACTCAATCCACTGGCAGGAGCCGCCGCATCAGCGGCTATTTTTGCCGTCATTGGAGCAGCAGCCAAACTAGCCTCCGATTTTGATACTCAGGCTGCAAGTTCATCCCAATCGTACAATCAACAGCGAGAGTCTCAAATAGCTGGCGCTGGTGCAGGCGGTGCAAGCGGTTCAACAATCCCTGGAACTTCAAGCGGCGGTATCACATTCCCAAGCATTACTGGAGGAGTTATTGCTGGCGGTTCGTCATCAGGTGGCGGTATCAAAATCAAGCCTGCTCCTACTTTGATTGAACAAGTATCGCAAGAGCAATTCATAAAGAATTTGGATCCTCGTAGTTTTGATCCTGCGCGTTTCCGCCAGGCTGATAACAACATTAATATCACAGTCAATGGCGCAGTTGATCCAGTCGGCACTGCTCGGCAAATTGCCACAATCCTTAACACCGAAGCCTCTACTGCTGGCAGTTTCACTAATCTAGGAGTGTCGCGCTTCGCAACGAGGGCTGAGTAATGACCTGGAATCCCAACGCAACTGTCACCATCGCTGGAGTTGATTTTACTGGCGAAACTTTGGGCGGCCTAGCAATCCATTACGGCAGACCGACAATTTGGGATCAGGCTCGC